ATCTCGCTTTTAGAATCAAAGTATGATGTTGCTTGCTTTGCTACTCTAGTTAAGTCCTGTCCGTTAGCTATCGTTTGCTTTATTATAGCAAAGGCAGAGTTAGCAATAGCAAGTTCAGCAAGCATTAATAAGTCTCCTTAAATAGCTGATATAATAAAAGCTAATAGTTCTGAGTAACGTATACCCATACGATAGTGATACACAGCATCAGCAGGGGCATCTGCTTGGTTGTCATAATGATGCTCTGGGTCAGTAGATTCTTCTACTGCCTCTGTAATTACATTACCTTCTTCGTCAACTTCTTCTGCCACAGCAGGGTATACCTTGTCGCCTACCCACCATTCAGTCTTAATGAACATAGCGTATTTGCTTGGGTCTAAACCTTCTGCTGTAAATGCCGCCTCTAGGTCTTGAGCTATGATGCCAAAGTGAATACGAGCATCATCACCCTTTGCCGCAACCTTGTCCTTCCATCTAAACTTGCGTAGCAAACCTTTAGCGGCTACAGCTACACGTTGCTCTGCTTCACTAAGGGCTTCTATGTCTTGCTTTTCTCTTTCGTCAGATGTTTGGATAGTGCCGTTAGTTGCGTATATATCATCCCATCTTGCACTAGGATGACCACAGTCTGCTACGTTATCGCGGTACAAAGATGTATTAGCAGAACGAGCAGGAAAAAAGCTATTAGAGCCTGTAGACCATGCAAATCCATTAACAACACCATCACCTACATCCGATGGTGCAATCATTGTACTTCCGAAAAAAGAACGAGTTTGGAACCCTGCACCATAAGAGTTAGTCTTAACTAAAACTCTACCAACACCACCCACAGAATCTAGTTTAATTTGATGATTCGCACTACTATTTCTTTGTAAGACTAAATCCTCGTTAAATGAAGATATAATCCCTTCATCAACTATCAAGCGTTTATTAAAATAAAACTGTCCTCTATCTGTTTGAAAATGACAGTAAGTAGTATTTTGTGGGCCAAGGTCTACATAACCACTTCCTGTAGTAAGACGCAACCTTGTGCTAGTAGCATCTAATCTAATAGCATTGTCGCCAGTGTCACCATCAGTTTCGTGAAAATCTATGTACCTTCCGATTTCCATAACACCATCAGTACCTACTGGAGCAATTACGCCCCATCTGTTACCAGAGGTTGTTTGACCATAGCCTTGAAACAGGTCAGCATCAAGACCAGAGCCAGAGCCATCAACAGTTTTGATAGCAGTTAATATTTCCGAAGCTGTTTGGTCTGCGGTTGCACTTGTTTCTATACCATCTAGCTTAGTATGGTCGGCATCCGTAAATACATTGGAATCTGTAGCACTATCTACAAGTGTTCTAATTTCTGCCGCAGTCTGGTCAGCCGTAGCACCTGACTCAATACCATCTAGTTTACTGTGGTCAGCATCGGTAAATGCATTAGTGTCTGCATTACTTTCATAAGCAGTCTTTATTTCCCCTGCTGTTTGGTCTGCGGTAGCACCTGCTTCAATACCATCTAACTTTGTGTTGTCAGCCGAGGTAAAGTTTATTTCAGTTAATCCACCATCACCTACACTGTAAGTTGTATTAGTATCTGTACTTGTAATTGTGAAGTTAGGGTATGTGCCAGAGATACTAGTAGCACCTGCCCCTGTCAAAGAGACAGTCTGGTCAGCCTGTGCGGCTGTGGCGTAAGCACTAGCATCTGTAGTAGCCGCTGTGCCTAAACCTAAATTCGTTCTTGCTGTACTTACATTGTTTAAGTCAGACAAGTTGTTTGTTGCAATTAACGCACCAGACAATGAAGCATAAGCATCTAGCCATGAAGAGCCAGAGTATACTTTCATAGAGTCAGACGTTGTATCAAAGTACAACGCACCAGTAATAAGTGCATCACCATCATTGTCAACGGATGGTGCAGAGGACTTAGCCCCTAAGTATCTATCGTCAAAGCTATCGTAAGACGATGCGGCACTAGCGGCTGACGTAGAGGCTTCTGATGCCTTGGTAGTCGCTGTGCTTGCAGAGGTAGAGGCTGACGTTGCACTAGAGGCGGCATTAGTCGCACTAGTGGAAGCCTCACCTGCTTTAGTAGTTGCAGTCGTAGCGGAAGTAGCCGCTTCGCTTGCTTTGGTTGTAGCAGTAGTTGCCGATGTAGCGGCACTAGTCGCACTAGTGGAAGCCTCACCTGCTTTAGTAGTTGCAGTCGTAGCGGAAGTAGCCGCTTCGCTTGCTTTGGTTGTAGCAGTAGTTGCCGATGTAGCGGCATTAGTTTCGCTTGTAGCCGCATTAGTCGCGCTTGTAGCGGCTTCTGATGCCTTAGTTGTAGCTGTAGTAGCGGAAGCCGTAGCTGATGTAGCGGAGGTAGCCGCTGATGTTGCAGAAGTAGAAGCGTTAGTAGCGTGTGTAGAAGCAGTGTTAGCGGAAGACTGTGCCGCGTTTGCTTGTGTGGTTGCAGTATCTTTAGAGGTGCTTGCGCTCTGTGCCGAGTTATACGCGCTAGTTGCTGATGTAGCCGCTTCGGTTGCCTTATTCGTGGCTATTACAGCTTGTGCGGTTACTGCATCAACAACACCATCGTCTGTTGAATTGCCAGTACCACCTATGCCTCTAAATATACCCATGAAGATTCCTTGAATAAGGTTGTAAAGAAAGGAAAAGGGGACTCCCTAAGAAGCCCCCGATTGGTTAGCTATTAACCATTAACCATTAGGTTAAATGCGGCATCTGGTCGCAGAACAGCAGTACCATACAAAGTGTCAGCAGTGTATAGAGTAGCAAGGAAGTCTTGCTTGTACTGAGTCTGAGAACGAACACCTAGTTGCTCTGCAAGAACCATAGCATCTTTATGGAACAGCATAGCTTGTTTAATGTCACCACCTGCGCTGTTGTCAGCCGCGGCTTCAACTACAGGACAGTTAGAGGAAACAAAGATGTCAATGCCATAAATGTTACCAATTTGTCCGTTGTTGACTACACGACCATCAACGAAGTCGCTAGAAGAGTAGCGAGTTAAGCCCATGATTTCGTTACGGATAGAAGGAGGTACTACGAGGCAACGATTGTCCATAGGAACATCGGCATCATCCATCTTCTGAATTAAGTCACGAAAACCTTCATCAGTGAATACATCAGCCGCGGCAACAGTGTCAGCGGCATAAGCAGTTAGACCAGTTGAGGCATCAATGTACCAAGAACCAGTACCAACGTAGTCGCCACCATTGTCACCGAAAGACTTACCTAGTTCAAACAAGCTAGAATCTACTTGCTTGGCTAGAGCGTAACCTGCATCACCAGTGTAGAACTGACGTAGAGAAGCAAGTGCTTGAGTCTCAGTGATGTCTTCAATCAGACGAGAGTATTCAAAGTGCTTGTTGATAGTGACTTGTACTTCACTCTCAGTAGCGTTTTGAACAGTAACAGCAGTGTTCTCTGCTTTAGCGTGTGCATCACCACGAACAGGCTTAGGAATGTGAAGGGTATCACCTTTCTTACCAGTCATGGAAATTTTCTTGACTAGGTTAGCTAGTACAAGGCTTTTTTGATATGCGGCAATTACTTCATCACTCCAAATTTCGGGGATAAAAGTAGCCGCGCTAGTGTTGTCTACAAAACCGCCAGTTGCGGGATAAGTTGAATCAGTCATTTGACCATCTCCTAAAATAATTTATTTATTGTCTGACCCTCCCATCAGCATAAGCCGCCATAATTTCATTGGACAAACTCATGTAACGTTCTGGGTCTTCCTTCATAAGTTTAATAATGTCAGAACGTCTATAGACTTTCTTAGCTGACTGTTCTCCACTGCCTCGTACATTACCTGTACTAGCGGCTTTGACAGCCTTCTTACGCTCGTTCTTCTCAGTGGCGGCAGTTTGACTAACTACCTGCTGTCGTTCTTTCCACAAAGTAAAAAGTTCATCAGCGGCTTCATAATCATACTGTTGGTCTGCCTGTACAAAAAGCTGTTGTCTAATCTTAGAACCTTTAATCCAATCAGCAAACTTGTTGTTTTGCAAAATATCCTGCATATCTGGATGACGTTTTTGCAACTCAGCCATAGCTGTTGACTGACGATATTGGCTACTGATTTGTTCAGCTTCCTTTATCTTAGGGTGATTATCTATAGCCCTTGCGACTGCCCTGTCGGGGTCTGAGAAAAAGTCTATGTCTTCTTCTGGTTCACTTTGTTGCGGTGCTTGTTCTGAGAGTTGTGTCTGGATGTAATCGTCAACGACCTTTCGCAGTTCACCTACTTCCGAACTTTGTTTACCTAAAAGTTTCTCAGCCTCTTGGTGCATCCGTACAATTTCGGCTGTACTCTTTCCTTGATACTTTTGAGGTATTTCTGGTTCTTCTGTGGTTGCTTGTTCTTGTTCTTGTTCAAGAGTTGTCTCCTCTTCTGGAGTCTCTTGAGTCTCTTGAGTCTCTTGGTCTTCGGTTACTTCTGTACGCTCTTCTATTATTCTTGCCATTATTAAACTCCGTCATAAATGATTGTGGAGGTGGATTGTGTAGAGATTCGGTTAGGAGTTGTCTCTACGTTCTTTTTGTATCTGCTTTTCGCGGTTCCTCGCCCACTTGGTTGTAGCACCTAAAAAATCACCACAATGGGGGTCTAAATTACTGCGAACAGGAGATATAACTTTTCTAGCCATTAATGAACATTCGGGACAAGGTATCTCTTTTGTTTCTGAATCTATGAACCTTTCCGTTGTATGTCCGTTGTCACATCGGAAGTCAAGGAGAACTCTCATTCTTCGTTTGCTTCCTCGTAATCTTCCTTGGCTGTTTGTATCTGCTCTTGTAAGTTTAGTAGGTTAGCCATGACTACTAGTTGTCCCTTACGGAAGTAAAGGTCTTTGTCATCTTTACAGGCTTCTACTGAGTTAAGTTGTAACGCACTACCTTTCAAATCTTCTAACAGATTTTTCCATCCGTCTGTACGGAACATATCTTCTAATGAACGATAGTATTTCTCTAGTTCTACATCAGTCATACACTGTTTCTCCCTATAGGACAGCTTTATTTTATAATTTAATATAACATACTATTGTATATTATAGTATTATTATAACATATTTTTATAAGAATGTCAAGTATTATTTTCTATGTCTTGCTGTTTTCTTAGCTACTTTCTTAGGTTGTTTACTAAACTGTTTACCTTTTTTTGTGTCAGCACGTTTCTTTCTTGACGTAGCGGCATATTCTTTTTTACTTAACGATTTAATAGCTTTTTCTGGTAAGTAACGCTCACCTGTAGCTTTACTGCCTTGTGTGCTAGGTTTACCAGACTTAGTACGCCACTTCTGTTTAGTCCACTTCTTAAGGCTTTTCTGTGGCTTTTTTAACGCAGACATTACTTGTGTACCTTCTGAATAGGAAAGTCAGCAGTGAGGCTTGCTCCTTTGTGTTTAACAAACTTACCTTTGTGTTTCATAAGTTTGACAGAGCCATTCTTCTGTTTCATCCAGTGATAACCATTAGGTGCTTTAACTTTCATCGGTAGCCTCCACCTTTTGCTTTGTACTCTTTAGCTAACATCTGTGCTTTTCTCGCAGACCACTGTCCTGCCTTACCACCTTTAGACCCTGCTTTAATTTTATTAAACAAGTTCTTACGCATTGTAGGCTTAGTATAATTACCTGCCTTGTTGACAGTGGACTTACGTTTAGTAGCCATTATTTTTAACCTTCTTTAAAAACGTCTTTGGGAAAAGGTTGATTTGATACATTAGACCATTCGTTTTTTATTTGTTGTTTTAATCTATCACGATGCGCTTCTGTATTCGCTTTAGAAAGTTGAGACACAGCCCGATTAAGTGCTTCGTCTATACTTATCTGTTCATTATCAAATAAATGAAAAGCTACGCCAATATGGTCTTCTGGTGGAATTCCTTTATTTTTTCTTTCCATTAGTATTTCCTCATTCTCATTGGTTTCTTTTTAGGTTTAGCTTTAGCTTTAGTTTTTTTCTTTGCAGGTTTTCCGTATCCTTTACCCATTGGCATAATAGTTACCTCTCTGTTTTACCATTTAACTTTATCAGCCCAGTAAGCCGCTGACATTTTACCTTTGGCTATATTCCTACCATGTCTAGCCTTAAAGGATTTACGCTTAGCCTTCATACGAGCAGATTCACCCGACTTAGGTTTACCTGCGGTTTTTGCCCCCTGTTCTCCAAACCTAATTGTCTTGACTTTGTCACCTTCCTTTGCCACGACAACATGGCTTTTCTTTGGATGGTTAGGGGTACGTTTTGGTTTGTTATAACCACTAACTCCTGCTCTTGCTAGTCTTGGGTCTGGTTTTTTTGGAGGCATTAGGCTTGACCTCCTTGAGGGAGGTTTGCAGGGCTTGGACTTCCGCTTCCAATGCCTGTATTCGCTCCTTGTGGTCTTGGAATGCTTTGTTGACTTGGCTGATTACTTCGTTGAGGCTGTGCTGTGTTACCATTAGTTTTTCCTTGTTGGTTTTCTTTTACAGCTACCTCACGTTCTTTTAGTAACTGCTCCGAGATTTTGAGTCGTTTCTCAAATTCTTTATCGTCTGCATCACCTACATTTAAATTTGCTGATACTGCTCTTATGCGGTCAATCTCCAACTCCTGTGGTACTGCTTGTGCATCAGTAAGGTACTTCTGCGCTCTAGCTTGTGACTCAACCGCTTGACCTTGTAGTGCCGCTGTTTGTGACTGTTGAAACTCAATCTGTGCTTGCTGTGCCGCCATAGCCATTTGCTGTGCTTCTGGGTTAGGCTGATTAGCTTGCTGTAGAGCCTGTACGAGTTGTTCGCGGTTGGACAGGTTCATGTTATCTACGATTGACATAATCAACTGCGAGTACATTGGACTGTCGGGTTTCATAGTCTGCAACAGTTGTACAAGTTGTGTAACTTCGTACTCACGCGCAATAATACCAAGACTGCTTGAGGTATGGAACTTGTAGTCAGCCACAGGATACTTCTCTGGGTTGAACTGCATATACCTGTGGGCGGCTTTGGTTACAAATGGAATGAGGAAGGATTCTTGGAAGTTAATGAGAGTACGCTTGTGCCGTTTAATAATAGCACCTAGCGACATAGAGATACCTGCGGCAGTCTGGTCGCCATTGATAGACCCTGCAATACCTGCGGAGTCAATAGCACCTGTAGCAGTTTGTACCATCTTCTGTAGTTCTGCCGCCTGTGCAAAGG